ACCGACTATTATTATAGCAGGTAATCATGACGGCAATCTAAAGAATGCTAATCGTGAAGATGCTATTGGCCCAATCGTTGCGGCCTTGAAACATCCCGATCTTCATTTTCTCAAAGATGCTGGTGAGTTTTCACTTGATGATAAGATAACATTTAATGTCCTTTCGGTATTTGATGAAGAGAATTGGACACAGCCCGCCGATGATAGCAAGATTAATGTCGCCCTATACCATGGAGCAATCTCAAATTGTCAAACCGATTTGGGCTACACTATGGAATTTGGAGAACATGATTCAGACATATTCAAAAATTTTGATTATGCTTTGCTCGGAGACATACATAAGAAACAATTTCTTAATAAAACAGGTACAATCGCTTATTGTGGCTCCACAGTCCAACAAAACTTTGGAGAGGATGTTGATAAGGGCTACTTAATGTGGCACATTAACGACAAAACGGATTTTAAGGTTAAATTTCACAAACTTAACAATCCTCGTCCATTTGTTAATGTTGTCTTGACCAAGACAGGTCAGTTGCCCAAGGTTGATGTTCCTGTTGGTTGTCGCTTGCGTTTAATTGGCTCTAACCTTATACCTCCAATTAAAATGAAAAGAGCGATGGACTTTGCCAAGGTTAAATGGCGACCAACAAGTGTTTCATTTAGTGTCAAGACGGGCTATAAAGGTAACGAAAAGACAAACCTTTCCGATGCTTTAAAGAAAGAAAACCTCCGAGATATCACGGTACAGGAGAAATATATTAGAAAATACCTTAAAGACATGGAACTCGATGACGGAATCATGGATAAGGTATTGGAATTAAACAGAAAATACAATCACATTGTTGAAGAGAATGAGGAGGTAACAAGAAATGTTATTTGGAAACTTAAGAGTGCGACTTGGGACAATCTTTTTAACTATGGCGAAAAAAATACTATCAACTTTGATCGACTTAATGGTATCGTGGGTATTTTTGGTAAGAACTACTCCGGTAAATCTTCTATTATTGATAGTGTTCTATACGGACTTTATAATACAACTTCTAAAAACGAGCGAAAGAATGTCCACATAATCAACCAGAATAAACAAGATGCCAAGATTCTTCTTGAAATAGAATCAGATAATGCGACATATAAGATTGCTCGCAATCTGAACAAGTATACAAGAAAACTAAAAGGCAAGGAAACAATTGAAGCAAAGGTTGATCTTGATTTTACAAAAGAAATTGGTGGAGTTTATGAGAGTTTAAACGGAACTACTCGTAACGAGACCGATGCTAATATTAGAAGGAAGTTTGGTACGATTGATGACTTTCTATTAACCTCTATGGCCTCACAGCTTGACTCCCTGTCGTTTATCAAAGAAGGTTCGACGAAGAGGAAAGAGATTATTGCTAAATTCCTTGACTTGGATATCTTTGATCAGAAATTTAAGTTAGCCAAAAAGGACTCCGCTGATATTAAAACTTTAATTAAGAAGTTTGAAGCAAAGAACTATCTTGAAGATATAACCAAAAACCAAGAACTTTTAGAAGAAATTGTTGAAGCAATTGAGAATAAGAAAAAAGAATGTCAAAAGACAACAAAATCAGTTGAATCTTTCACCGGTAAATTAAAAGAAGTGGAAGATATTATATCTTCAATACCAGCAGAGATAATTGATATTGATAAAGTAAAGGCCGAGATTCTTTCTAAAGAAGAGAGTGTTAAGAGAATTTTACATGAAAATATTGATCTTCAAAAAGAAATATCAAATAATGAAGAGTTTGCAGAACAATACAAAATGGTTCTTGATGATTTAAATTATGAGCAGCTTGTTTCTTTAAGAGAAACTTGTAAAACTCACAAAGAACGAAAATCAATAATAACATTAAAATTAAATCAGCAAACAAAAGTATTAGAAAACTTGAAATCAAAAGTCAAGCTTCTTGACGAACACCAGTATGATCCTAATTGTAAGTATTGTGTAGGTAATCAGTTTGTAAAAGATGCTCACGAAGCTTCAACTAGAATAATGCCCACAACCAAAATGATTGAGGAATTACAAGAGTTTGTCTCAGACATACAAGAAAAAATAAACTTTATAAATCCAGAAGTGATTACTTCTAATATCGAGAGACACAATAAATTTTCTCAAGATATTGAACAATTACAGAATCAAAATGAAATAAAATCTATGGAACTATCGTCTAATAAAGACAAGTTGAATCTTTTAAAGAATCAGATAGAAAACCTAAGAAAGAAGGAAGCGGAATATGAAGAAAATAGAGAAGCCATCGAGAACCTTGGAACACTTACGAGAGAAAAGAAAGCACTTGAAACAAAGTTATCCCAACTGCGACAAGTATATACTAAATGTAATGAGCAGTTGCAAGAATGTCTTATTGAACAGGGATCAACCGCCCAAATCATAAAGAATATTGAGAAGGAGCTTCAAGAGTATAAGGGCTATGAAAACAAGTGGGTTGCTTATGAAATGTTTATGCGATGTATGCATGCTAACGGAATTTCATATAATATTATCAAAGACCGGCTTCCAATCATTAATGAAGAAATAGGAAAGGTGCTGGCCAATATTGTTGATTTTGAGGTCTTTTTTGATAACACAGACAGCAAGTTGGATATTTTTATTAAACATCCCATGTATGATCCTCGTCCTCTTTCGATGGCCTCTGGTGCCGAGAAGACATTGGCTTCTATGGCTATACGACTTGGTATGATTTCTATTACTAACTTGCCGAAAAGCGAATTGTTCCTTATGGATGAACCAGCAACAGCCCTTGATGCTGAACATATGGAAGGGTTCACCAGACTATTAGATATGATAAAAGTACAATTTAATACTGTTATTATTATATCTCACCTTGAATCATTAAAAGATGTTGTAGACATGACCATCGATATAGATAAAATTGATGGATATGCTAATGTTGTTTTAAAATAGAACTTACTATTTATTGTGTCATATTAGGAGATAAATATGGTACAAGCAATTAAAGAAAAAACCGGAAGTGTAATTGACAAGATGCTTGAAAAAGCAATTTCAAGAAAACTTCTCGTATTCGCAACAGCAACCGGTCTTATGGCCTATTCGCTTCTTGACCCAGAAACTTGGGGCATGATTGCGATTGTTTATGTTGGTGGTCAATCGGTCATCGATACTGTGAAGGTTTATAAACACGGAGAGTGAGCTTTATGTCTATGTTGTTGGTTAAGAAATGGTGGGATATTGCTTCCGTTTGGTGTCGGCAACATTGGCGTTGGCTTGTGATGATTGCTGCTCTTGTTATTGTTTATCTTCTTGGTAAGAGACAAAACAGAGCAGAACTCATCCAAGCCAAACTCACTCTTAAACACTACAAGCAAGAGAAAGATGCAATTGTAAAAGCATACGAGACCGAAAAGAAACTCCGCGAAGAAGCAAAACAAAAATATGATTCTGCTATGACTTCTGTTCGTGAGAGATTTAAAAACGATTTTAATTCTTTGAACATGAAAAAAGAAGTGGAAGTTAGAAAAAAACTAAAAGAAGCAAAAAACAATCCAGACGAGATTAATAGAATTTTAGAAGAAGAGTTGGGAATAAAAAATGATGAATGAAATAAAATTCGATATAAAAACAGTAATTACTTTTATAACAGCCGCAATTGTTTTTGGCGGCTTTTATTATACAACCCAACATCGGCTTGACCATCTTGAGACAAAAATCACCGATCTTGAGATTGAAATCTCCAAAGTTAAAAAAAGGAAAATTAAAAAATGAAACTCACAGCGAAATTACTTAAAAAACTTATTCAAGAAGAAGTACAAACAGAAGGCGACTATCACGATATGGGTGGCGAAGATGAAATGTATAATATTCTTGATACACCCAAGCGACTATCACCAAAAGAAATCTTCGGAGAATTCCAAAACTTTGTAGAACTTAATGGAATTAATATGGAGCAGCTTGAAGCTATGTCTCTATTACAACAATTTATGAAAGAATATAGTGTCGATGCGGAAGAAGTTAGCAATATGGCCGACATGATGAAAGATGAAGATCCACTTAATGAATCTCCTTCCATGGAACACATCACACCAGAAAATATTATGATGGTTATTAATGTCCTCAAAGACCTTGGTCTTTTGATTGCTCCCGCAGCCGGGGCCGCCATGGGAATTAGCAAGATGCTTGAACCTAAAGCAAAACCAGAGCTACCAGAAAAATAATTTGACAAGTTATAAAAAGTATGTTATAATACATTCATCCTTTTAATCATGGAGAGAACATGAAGTATCTACTTATGGGAGCTTTGCTCACTTGGTCCTCTGCCGCAAACGGCGAAGACGAGAAACCAAAATTTAGCAACATTAAGCAAGGCGAAGTCGCACCATTTGATGGGCGGCTTTTTAACGATGCTGCTGTATCCAAGATCATTGTTGATAATCAATTTCAAAACCTTGAGTGCAAACTGAGAGTTGATTTTGAGATCGGCCAAGTAAGAGCAGCAGAGCAATATAAATACGATATTCTTTATGCTAAGTCAGAAGCAGACAATCAAAAATATCAAGAGATTATTAATATCCGAGACCAACACATCCAGAGTTTAGAAAAATATGTTCGCCCTTCAAATGCCCATTGGTGGGCTATTGGTGGCTTCACAGTTGGCGCAGGGGCAGCAATCGGTATCATGTATGCTATTAAACCGGGGATTCAATGAACAAGAAGGATCCGAATTATACAGTAAAAGTTGAGAAAGCAATTGCAAAGAAATATGGTGAAGAAACAATACAAAACCCCAAGAGCAATTGGACCGACGAGAAAGAAAAAGAGTATTTGTCTCAACTAAAAGAAACACACAAATACTATGAAGACAAAGAAGATTTTGATCGAGAAGAAGTAAATGGGGTTTTTATTCCGAAAAAACTACTTAATAAAGAATCCGAACGTTCTTGTCCGATTTGTAATACATACTCTTTTAAATCAAACGATGATGTCTATATGACGAAGTTTGATTGCTGCGAAAAGTGTTACATACAGTGGATTGAAGGTCGGGAAGATAGATGGAAAAAAGGTTGGAGACCCAAAAAATGAAACTCACTAAAGAACAACTCAAGCATATTATTAAAGAAGAGCTTGAAAAACTTACAACACAAGATACCTCTGAAGAGCAAAACACAGAAGAGGAAACAAACAAATGAGTTCAAATACACTAAAAATCGTACAAGGGCTTGCTCAAGCAGCAGCTAATTCATATGATGGTTCACATGATGAGCGATATGCTGCCGATGGAAAAGCACGAAAGGCCGGTCTTAGCCGCGAAGAGGGTGATCCCATTCTTGACAAGAGGGTGATCGATGGATTCAAAGTTAAGTTTTCCGGTGATGCAATGTGTATCAATTACCAATCAGAAGTTAAGCTCAAAGAAGTTTATGCTGGTGGGTTTGAAGACGAAATGGCGAGACGAATTAACGAAATTAAAAAGTTCTTGCAAAAAGAATATAAAGCCATCACTGGTGAATCAGTTAAAATCACCCCCATGAAAGAAGATGAAATGAAAGTATTGGTTCAATCTGTTTCTCGCGTTCACTCTTGGGTGCAAGCATATCAATGGTATAAAATCTCCGGTGTTGATTCAGAACCAATCTTGTCTCCTTCCGAGGATACAGTAGATAAATCAATCAGAGATTTTCTTTCTCTTAGTTCTAAAAAGAGGCCAAGTAACGACACTAGGAAATAATGTCTTTTAAACTCTCAAAAAAGGAGATTGTAAAAGAAATCCTTAAATGCGGGAAAGATCCAGTTTACTTTACAAATAATTTTTGTAGGATCTCACACCCGCTGAAAGGACTCGTTCCGTTTAAAACTTATCCGTATCAAGATGATTTATTAAACGACTATAGCGACTTCCGCTTTACAGTTATTCTAAAAGCCCGACAGTTGGGTATTTCAACTATTACAGCCGCATATTGTGTGTGGCTTATGTTGTTTCATCGTGATAAGAATGTTTTAGTTATCGCGACTAAATTTGCGACTGCTGCCAACTTGGTAAAGAAAGTAAAAGCCATAATGAAGAATCTGCCTCCTTGGATGCAAGTGGCTACAATTTCAATTGACAACAGAACATCTTTTGAATTATCGAATGGTTCTCAAATTAAAGCCGCTTCTACTTCTGGTGATGCCGGTCGTTCTGAAGCTCTTTCTCTTTTGGTCATTGATGAGGCTGCTCATGTTGATGGACTAAAAGAACTCTGGACTGGTTTGTATCCTACTCTATCAACTGGTGGTCGCTGCATTGCTCTTTCAACTCCAAACGGTGTTGGAAACTGGTTTCATAAAACCTATATTGATGCCGACAATAAAGAGAATGATTTCCACCCGGTTTGTCTTCCATGGGATGTTCACCCCGAAAGAAACCATGAGTGGTTCAACAAAGAGACAAAAAACATGTCTCGGAGACAAATAGCACAAGAGTTAGAATGTAACTTTAATACATCAGGTGACACAGTAATTCACCCTGATGATATTGCTTGGATAAACGAAACAATTAGAGAACCAGTATATAGAACAGGGTATGATAGAAACTTTTGGATTTGGGAGAAATTTGAAGAAGGATTTTCCTATATGCTTGTTGCTGATGTTGCTAGAGGCGACGGTGCTGATAATTCTGTATTTCATGTTTTAAAATTAGAAACAATGGAAATTGTAGCAGAATACCAAGGCAAACCAACTCTTGATATGTACTCTCAAATGTTGTTCAGTGCAGGTACGGAATACGGAAATTGCCTTTTAGTTGTTGAAAACAACGGAATTGGTATATCGATCTTGGAAAAACTAATTACTCTTGGGTATCCCAACCTTTATTACTCAATCAAATCAACACATGAATTTGTGGAGTCTGTTCAAGGCGAAGCAATGGACACTGCTGTAGCGGGTTTCACAACTTCTACAAAGACTCGTCCTTTGATTGTAGCAAAACTTGAGGAGTTTATAAGAAATAAAATGATAAATCTTTATTCGTCAAGAACTTTTCATGAGTTTAAAACTTTTATTTGGAAAAATGGAAAACCCCAAGCCATGCGATCTTACCATGACGACTTGGTTATGTCTTTAGCTATCGCATGTTGGGTTAGAGATACCGCACTACAAGTAAATCAAAGAGAAGCAGAATACAAAAAAGCAATGTTAAATTCTATGTATCTAAACAAAACCACAATGAACACTTCAATTAAAGGAATGAATGGATACGGATCAGACATCAAAGAAAAACAATTAGAAGCAAAACAACAAATGAGTGATTTTGTTTGGATTTTTAAAGGATAAATAAAATGGCCCCAAGAAGAAAGAATACAAGAAACCCATATAATGACGAATCAGGATTATTTAAGCAACTAACAAGATTGCTCTCTGGTCCATTAACACAGAGACGAACACAATCGGGTCGCCAATTAAGAAGAAGGCATTTGGATATTTATTCTTCTAAGTTTAAATCTGCTTCTGGACAACAATTTAAGAAGTCAGAATATAATCCTATGAATGTGACCACTCTTAATATGATCTCCAACAGGGGTCGCTCTGAGAGATATGTTGATTTTGACCAAATGGAATACGAACCTATCATTGCTTCTGCTATTGATATCTATGCCGACGAAATGACAACTCATTCTTCTTTGCAACCGATGTTGAGAATTAAGTGCCCGAACGAGGAAATTAAATCTATTTTACATTCTTTATATCATAATGTTTTAAACATCGATCACAACTTGTTTGGGTGGTCTCGTACAATGTGCAAGTATGGAGATTTGTTTTTGTATTTGGATATTGATGACAAAATGGGAATCAGAAGTGTAATTGGTTTGCCTCCACAAGAAATTGAAAGATTAGAGGGAGAAGATGAGACAAACCCAAATTATGTCCAATATCAATGGAATAGTGCCGGTATGACTCTTGAAAACTGGCAAATGGCTCATTTCCGCATTCTTGGTAACGACAAGCATTCTCCTTATGGGACTTCGGTTCTTGAGCCTGCCCGTCGTATCTGGAGACAATTAACTCTTCTTGAAGATGCAATGATGGCTTACCGAATCGTAAGAAGCCCAGAAAGACGAGTATTTAAAATTGATGTTGGAAATATCGCACCAAACGATGTTGAACAGTATATGCAGAAAGTTATGACTCAAATGAAACGACACCAAGTAGTTGATCCAAAAACAGGTCGTGTTGATCTTCGCTACAACCCTCTTTCAATTGAGGAAGATTATTTTATTCCTATCCGTGGTGGAACCTCTGGAACAGAAATCACAAACCTTCCCGGCGGCCAGTTTACTGGAACCGTAGAGGATGTTAAATATTTAAGAGAAAAGTTATTTGCTGCTCTTAAAGTTCCACAATCATATCTTGTTATGGGCGAAGGTACCTCAGAAGACAAAACAACCTTAGCACAAAAGGACATTCGTTTCGCCAGAACAATTCAAAGATTACAAAGAGTTGTTATTTCAGAATTGGAAAAGATTGGAATTATTCACCTTTTTACTTTAGGCTTCAGAGGAGACGATCTTTTAGCATTTGACCTTGCTTTGAATAATCCTTCAAAGATCGCTGAACTCCAAGAACTTGAACATTGGAAAACCAAATTCGATGTTGCTGGTGCTGCTACCGAAGGATTCTTTTCCATGCGATGGATTGCCGAACATATGTTTGGTATCTCCGAAGACGAATTCATTAGAATGCAAAGAGAAATGTTTTATGACAGAAAGTTCATGGCTGGACTTGAAGCCGCTGGGCAAGCTCCCGAAGGTGCTGGCGGCGGTGGAGATCTTGATCTCGGTGGCGACGAAGGCGGTGGTGACGAACTTGATCTCGGTGGCGGCGATGAACTTGATCTCGGTGGTGACGAAGGTGCCGCCGAAGAACCCGCTGCTGAAGACGATAGTGCTCTTCTCGCTGCCCCCGGTAAACGAGCCGACGATAAAACTAGAGGCCCATATAAAAAACATCAGTTAAAATATCGCAAAGGCGGTTTCTCTAAACATATGAAAAATCAAGCCACAGGCGAGTTTGGAAACACAACCAGAAGTATTTATAAAGGTAAGACTGGCTATGGTGGACTGGACTCATTAACCAGAGGCGTAACAGAAAATAAATCATTGGACAAAATAGAAGAAGAAAAACTATTTAAAACATCAACAGAAATAAAGAAGCTTTTAGAAGGCTTAAACAACTTGGAGAACAAAGAGAATGAGAGTAAAACACAATAAGAAAAGAAACACCGCTTTTCTTTACGAATCATTAATCACAGAATTAACAAAAGCAATTGTCCGAGGACAAGAAGAGAAAAAACAAAAAGTATTGGAGACCATTAAAAAATATTTTAATGCTGGCTCTCCACTTAAGAAAGAATTGGAAATTTATAAATCTGTATTAGAAGCAGATGTAATGTCTCCGAATCTTTCTCAAAGGTTTTTGTTTGAGGTCAAAAAAGATTTCAATAACCTTGATAAGAAAGAAATCTTCAACCAGCAGACCGCTTTGATTAAAGAGATTAACGAGTCTTATTCTAATGCTGTTTTCTCAAACTTTATATCAAATTATAAGAACATCGGATCTTTGTATCAGTATTTCAATTCAGAGGGTGCTAATGCAAAAACTCGTTTGATTTTGGAACAAAGAGTCGTTGGAATGCTTGCTTCTACAAAGACAGAAGAAAAGCAAGAAATGAAACATATTGATAGTTTG